CAGTCTGTTGTGTACAACGGAACATCGTCCTCGTGGGAAAAAATCGGAACGGATGATGCCGTGAATTCAGTAAACGGACAAATCGGCGCAGTTGTTCTTGATTCGGATGATATTGATGATTCGGCATCCACGACAAATAAATGGATGACACCAACAGAAAAAACAAAACTGGCTGGCATCGAAGATGGTGCGGAAGTAAATCCAACCGCGTCCGAAATAAAGACTCTCTATGAGTCAAACGCGAACACAAATGAATTCACGGATTCCGAAAAAACAAAACTTGCTGGTATAGAAGTTGGTGCTACCGCCGACCAAAATGCAAGTGAGGTTCCTTACAGCAACACCACATCTGGACTAACTGCTACACAAGTACAAGCTGCTATTGATGAAGTGGATGGTCGTGTTGATGCACTAGAAACATCATCACATACCCATTCCAACAAGGCCATTCTTGATGGTATAACCAGTGTTGGTTCTGGTGCGATTATTACGGCTGCGGAAAGAAGTAAGTTGGCCGGTATCGAATCTGGTGCTACTGCTGACCAAAATGCAAGCGAAGTGCCGTATGACAATGTTGGTTCTGGTTTGGTGGCGACACAAGTACAAGCTGCTATTGATGAAGTGGATGGTCGTGTTGATGCACTAGAAGCATCATCACACACCCACTCTAACAAAGCAATTCTTGATGGTATAACCAGTGTTGGTTCTGGACAAATTATTACCGCAACCGAGCGGTCTAATTTACACACCCACTCTAACAAAGCAATTCTTGATGGTATAACCAGTGTTGGTTCTGGTGCGATTATTACGGCTGCGGAAAGAAGTGGGTTGCACACCCATTCCAACAAAGCAGTTCTTGATGGTATAACCAGTGTTGGTTCTGGTGCGATTATTACGGTTGCGGAAAGAAGCGGTCTGCATACTCATGGCAACAAGCCGGTTCTCGATTTAATTACGGACGCTGGGTCTGGCGTGATAATGTCATCGACAGAAAGAACGAAACTTGGTGGTATTTCTGCTGGTGCAACCGTTGGTGCAACATGGGATGTCAATATTTCCGGACAACCGTCAATCATATCGCAAGCAGAGGCAGAGGGCGGCGCTGCAACAACTCAACGAATTTGGACTGCGCTGAGAATAGCACAGGCCATTGCCGCATTGACAAGAATCCGAAGTCATGTGTCTAGGGCAACCGGAAGTATTCCGATTACCACAACAACTGTTATTTCTTATACCGGAGTGGAAATCCCAGACACATCCATCATAACAGTAAGCGGAAGTAATGAATTTACTTGTGTGAAATCTGGGAGATATGAATTACATGCGGTATCCAACGGTCAAATGGATTACGCAATTTTTTCGCTAGAAGGCTCACTCGAAACATACATTGAGCGCAGTGATGGTGGTGCATATAGCAGGATAAATAGGTCTACTGGGACTGGTTCTGCCAATAGGGGACAATCCGCATCCGGAGGAAGAAACATTGGTATGCACTCTTATGTCATCGAAACAGACTGTGTTGCGGCAACCACAAAATTTAGGGTTGTTTGTGACAGACCGTCCGGCAACAACGGAACTTTGTTTGGCGCTCAGTGTTCATTTACTATTAAATATTTGGGACCATCATAATGGCTACATTGGGTCAAATTATTTCACAAAATCCAAACAAACTATTGACTGTTGTTCGTGGTGACAGCGAATATAAAATCAATCGCATTGTTGGCAACATCGTCTATATGTATGGCGGCCAGCAATTTGACGCGTCCGAATTTTCTGACTGGAATATAAAACCAGAACAACAAGCGATGCCAGGAATTTTCCAAGTCCAGTTGGGCGGAAGTGTTATTCAATCGCAGTCGTTTATTGTCATAACAGGGACAACGATGCAACTGCCTGTCGGTGATTGGGAAATTATTGCTTCTGCAACAATAAACGGAGATAGCCAATCACAGGAGGCTGTGATATCCATTTTCGATGGAAATACGGATATCCCACTCAGCAATAGAATATTTTCTTGGCCACAAAACAGAACTTCCACTGGAACATCCGTGCAATTGCACACTATGGCTATTATTTCGTCTGATGGCAATGTGGAGATATCGCTACGAGCAAAAACATCCGTTGGGGTATTGTCTTTTGTGTCTGGTGTTTTTGTTGTTAGGAGAATATGATGAGATTGTGCGCATATAAGATTTCTGATAAACCAATTACAGAAATTTCATACAACAATGACCAGTTAGCAGGAAATCCAAAATTTATTGTTGTTGGTACCGGCGACCAAGTTCCTGTCGGCTATAAAGATGTGTCTAACATCACAAATTGGCACAAATTCGGAACAACCGCCGGAAAAGATTACAAAGTGATTAGGAAAGAAATTACTATATTGGCTTCGACGATAGGATGGACAAATCTTTCCGTTGCTGAAAAAAAATTAGCTGCTGAATATTTTGCGGTATCACAAGACAAGCAACTACAAGTGATACCACAACAAGAAATACTTCACTATGGGCTGAGGTTTCACCAAAATTCTTCAAAAGCCAGAAAAGCCAGAATGCAATATGTGGAAGCAATTATGTATGCTTTTCTTGGGGTACAACAAGCATTCATGATTATCAGCGATGTAAAAGACATATCGGAAGCATATGTGAATTATGGTGTTGAGGGTGTTGTGTCTGGTGATGTTGTTGGATTGTTTGACTATATAGTTAGTACACCAAATACACCGTTTGATAACGATGGGTTTATGCAAAAAGGACTCGTTTCATCTATACCAATCGCAACCATTCGCGACATGGTTATGGATGTTCTTGTTAATGGTAACTACAAATGACAACTCCATCTGTCTACAGAGAAAATTTTAAGCAATATTGTCTTCGCAAGCTTGGTGCGCCAGTCATTGAAATCAATGTCGAGGATGTCCAGGTAGAAGACCGCATTGATGACGCATTACTGCTATATGCAGAACACCACTTCGAGGGCACAGAAAAGGTGTTCATGAAGCATGTTGTCACGCAACAAGACATAAATCGTGGATATATCGTATTACCGGAAACTGTGCAAAGCGTCGTTCGGTTACTACCGTTTAATACGACTGGATATTATTCCGACCCATTATTCAATGCCCGATATCAGTTCATGCTGGACGAGGTGTTTGAAATCACCAATGTTGGCACTGCGCTACAAGATTGGTATATCGCAAACCAACACATCGACTTGTTTAATTATTTCTTCGACAGAACACCCGTCATTTCTTTCAACAAACACATGAACAGACTGAAAATTGAAATGAACTGGGAAGAATTTTGCGCAGATAAAAGTGTGGTTATTATGGAAGCATACCAGTTGGTTGATGTCGAACAACATCCGGATGTTTGGTCTGACCGATGGCTAAAAGAATATGCAACCGCTCTCATTAAAAAACAATGGGGCATTAATATGAAAAAATTCAACAATGTTTCTTTGCCAGGTGGCATCACGATGAACGGCAAAGAAATATATGACGAGGCCATAGAAGAAATTCGATTGCTGGAAGAAGAATTGTTGACCGGACACTCGGCACCAATTGAATTCTTTAAGGGGTAAAATATGGCGACCAACCCGTGGACTGGATTTCACTCGGCATCACCAGAACAAAACATGTTGATGGACTTAACCATTGAAACAATCAAGTTCAATGGTATGGATATATTGTACTCACACCGTGAGGTTGTGAATCTGGACTCGTTTTATAACGAAGACATTGAGTCTCAATTCAACGACGCCAAAACAATTGAAATGTTAATTGAGTCTGTTGATGGATTTGAGGGAGACGCAGATTTCTTGTCTCGATTTGGACTATCAATCAAAGACAAGGCAACTTTTGTTGTTGCGCGGCGTCGATTTGCTGAGGTTTTTCCAAATTTGGAAAGGCCGAGGGAGGGTGATTTGATTTGGCTTCCCATGTCAAAAGGGTTGTTGGAGATTACTCATGTGGAGGACGAAAGTCCGTTTTATCCTCTTGGTTCATTGACCGTGTTTAAGCTATCTTGTGAAATGTTCAAATATAGCCAAGAGGTATTGGATACTGGATATCCGGAAATCGACTCGGTTGAAGATATTTTTGAAAATGCGGATGATAGTTCGAAAGACCCGTTCGCCCGAAATGACATTATCGAGCAAGAAGCAAGTAATATTGTCGACTTCACCGAAGACAACCCATTTGGTAATCTATGATGATTGGGCCGTATTTCTATCACGAAATAACAAGAAAAATATCAATAGCGTTTGGTTCGCTGTTTAATGATATTTCCATCCAACGACTAGATAACAACGGTGTTGTCGTAGATACCATTGAGGTTCCATTGTCATATGGGCCACACCAAGCATATTTGACCAGATTGCAACAAGACAAATCATTGCTTGGTGTTGACACTGGAATTCAAATGGTGCTACCGAGGATTGCGTATGATTTGATTGGTATTACATACGACTCTTCAAGAAAACTACAATCCGGCATTAAGCTTCGAAACTGCTCAGACCCATCTAGTTCGGCATATTCATATAACAGAGTTCCTTTTATTTGGGATTTTGATTTGGCAATCATGACAAAAAACATGGACGACATGTTGCAGATTGCAGAACAAATCCTACCATTTTTTACCCCAACATTGACGGTAACAATAAAGGATTTGGAAGAACTTGGTGTCGCAACCGATATCAAAATTGAATTGACTGGCGTAACATTAGAAGACACATACGAGTCTGCGTTTGATGATTTGCGCGCATTGACTTGGGTGTTGAGTTTTGCGGTCAAAGGTTATTTGTATCCAGCAGTATCAAATTCTGGCGGAATCATCGAAACATCCATTGCCAATATTATCGCCGAATCAACCGCCGTCGGTACTGGTGGAATATCAACAATTACATGTCTATCACAACCACCAATCGGCGCGGTTTATACCAAGACGGATATCACACCAACAGAACAAGTCGTGGTTGATTCGTTTAGTGTATCCGAAGTAAAGAATGCAAAATATTTTGTTACTGTGCAAGAAAGTGATAATACCGATGTGCAGTCATATGAACTGATTGCTTCACACAGCAACGGAATTTTGCCGGTTTTTAATAAATACTCGGTGGTTGGTGATTCGATTTCTCATACCATAACGGTTGATATTGTGGATGGTGTGTTTAGGGTATTGATAACAAACAACGAATTACACCGAATAACGGTACGAACTACGAAAATAGAAACGGTGGTGGCATAATGGCTCAGATAACAGACATAGTATTGGCCGGAACATCGAAAGTTGTTCTATCCATATCCATTGCGGATTTTAGGGCAATCCAATATCTGGTAACCGTTTCTAACCAGACAGCCGGAACATCCGGTGTATATGAATTCACCATTGCCCACAAAAATCCATCTTCGCCAACCGTTTTTTCTGAACAGGGTGCTGTTGTTGGTGATGTGGTTTCGCATGTCATTTCCGCAGAACTGGATTTGACTAACAATGTGGAGGTTTCTGTTAATAATACCGAAGCCGATGATGTCACTGTTGATATGGTGGAACTTGCTAGGATAGAATAATGTCTATTGATAATAATCATGATAAAATTTTGTGTGAAGTTTTTGATATAGACCAAACAAACGAAGACCACGCACAGCCAATTTCCGGCGAAATAATAGAAGCAAACCAAGATACGCGCGAGCGCGAGAGCGCCCGTGTACCCGCGCGCACGGGGGATTCTCAAATGTCCGCCGATTTGGACGAAGACTATCGTCAGAGCCGTGAAACCATTCGCGCCACCATTTCGAGAGCCGGTGATGCACTGGAAGATATTTTGGAAATCGCAAAGCTCAGCCAACACCCGCGTGCGTATGAAGTGGCAAACCAACTAATCAAAAACATTTCTGACATGTCAAAAGACTTGCTGGAAGTACATGCGCGCACAGAAAAAATCAAGAAAGATAAAGAACCCGAACAAGGAAAGAACCCACAAACGGTCAATAATAATTTATTTGTGGGAAGCACAGCCGACCTACAGAAAATGCTAAAACAACTGAAAGATGGTGGTGAGTAATGGCCACCAAAGTTACCGATGCTGCTGGGGTTGAGTATAAGACATACAAAAACAACCCAAACCTAAAGGGCATGTACAACACCGTAGGTTTTACTAAAGAACAAATCGCGGAATATATCAAGTGCTCAGAAGACCCAATTTACTTCATCGAAAAATATGTAAAAATCATTAACCTAGACCACGGTTTAATGGATTTCAAAATGTTTGATTTCCAGAAAACGATGGTTGAAACATATAACAAAAATCGTTTTGCTATTACATTGTGTCCAAGACAGGTTGGAAAGTCGGTCACCGCGATTGCCGGTTTTATGTTGTGGTATGTGCTGTTCCAAGCGGACAAGAACTGTTGTATCTTGGCAAACAAAGGTTCGCTTGCAAGAGAACAGTTAGGAAGATTGCGCACTGCATATGAAAATCTTCCTTTATGGATACAACAAGGTGTGCGCACATGGAACAAAGGTAAGATTGAACTCGAAAATGGGTCGTGTGTCGTTGCGGCGTCCACCAGTTCAAGCTCAGTTCGTGGTAACTCATACAACTTGATTTTCCTTGACGAATTTGCGCATGTTAGTAACAATTTGGCCGAAGAATTTTTTGAGTCCGTTTATCCCACCATTGCTTCTGGTAAAAACACGAAAGTTATTATTGTTTCTACCCCAAATGGCATGAACCTGTTTTACAAACTATGGACCGATGCAACCGAAGGTAGAAACTCATATGTTCCGATTCGTGTGCATTGGCAAGATGTTCCTGGTCGTGATGAAGAATGGAAAGAAGAGACTATTGCCAACACTAGCGAAAAGCAGTTTGAACAAGAGCACGAATGTCTTTTCTTGGGTAGTGCCAACACTCTTATTTCTGGTCATGTGCTGGCCAGATTGGCATTCCACAATCCATTATCCACTTCAAACAACATAAAATTTTTCGAAAAACCGGAGCCAGAAAAAAAATACACAATTGTGGTTGATGTGGCGCGCGGTGTTGGATTGGACTACAGTGCGTTTTCTGTTTTTGATGTGACTGGTTTTCCATACAAACAAGTCGCCGCATA